GTAACTCCAGTTACACCTGTCGGTCCAGTAGGACCAGTTGCGCCTGTCGCACCAACACCAGTCGCACCTGTGACACCTGTTGGACCAGTAGCGCCTGTTACACCAGTTGCCCCTGTAACTCCCGTTGGACCTGTTACCCCAGTTGGTCCAGTTACACCAGTAGGTCCTGTCGCCCCAGTGACACCAGTAGGTCCTGTGACACCCGTAGGTCCCGTAACTCCTGTTGGACCAGTCACGCCAGTAGCACCAGTGACACCAGTAGCGCCAGTTGTTCCAGTAGGGCCAGTCACGCCTGTAGGACCAGTTGCCCCAGTCACGCCCGTAGGGCCTGTTGCCCCAGTAACTCCAGTAGCACCCGTTGTACCAGTGACTCCAGTAGGTCCTGTTATTCCAGTAGCACCAGTGACACCAGTTGGACCCGTAGGACCTGTGGATCCAGTGGCACCTGTGGTACCAGTTGGACCTGTTGCCCCAACTACACCTGTAGGACCTGTCGCTCCTGTGATACCCGTTGGTCCTGTTGGACCAACTTGTGTGTACATAACTTGAGTTGCCGTAACAACAACTGATGCCGTAGATGGGCGAGTTGGTGTTGTTGCAACGGGGTCAGCATTTATCCAAACATCTACCGTATTTGTAGACCAAACAAACTCGTAATAGTCCCCTACTGCAACGGTCATAACAAAGTTCCATGACGGAAGCGTATGACCATTTACTGACCCGTGTTTTGGTGGAACTAATACATCACCACGAGAACCAACAATGTCAGTTCCATTTTTACGCATCCAAACACTTACATCATGTTCACCAGCAACAGAGTTAGCAAACTGTGCCGACCATTGGATGTTGTACGTTCCAGCGTTCGCAAAAGTAATGCGTGAACCACTGACAATGCTTACGCCATAGTTTTCATCAGTTTGACCAAGGCGTATAGGGGCGGCTGTGTTTGCAACTGCGGCTCCTAGAGTTACTGCTCCACCTGAATACTGGTCGGTGTAGTCAGAGAATGCACCGTAGTAACCAAGAGCACCACCAGCACCAGTTGCACCTGTGGCTCCAATAGGACCAGCACCACCAACGTTGACCCAGTTCATGTTGTCTGTGCCAATAATGATGGACTGGTCAGCCGCAGTGCCAAGGGTATTCAACATCCACGAAGTACCACTGTTTACTGTTCCTTGAGACACATACACATAGTCACCGCTTGAGGCTTCTGGACCAGTTGAGTTATCAAAGTCAGTTGAGCGAGTCAAACGCCAATATGTTGAACCATTGCCAAGAGTGGTGATGTCATAAACACCGTTATGAATTTGGTTAAGTTGGTTCTTTACAAGAACACGGTCTCCGACATATAACGGTGAATGGCTATCAATTGCAATAGTTCCGAATGTGGTTGCTTGGAGGTATGCGCCAATGCCTAAACCACCGTTACCGTCAGTAGTTCCATTTGTGTATGCAGGTGAGTTTGGAAGAACAGCGGTTGTAGCAATATGAACAGACTCGTGTGAGTTCAAGTTTCCAACAGGTCCTGATGGTCCAGTGACACCAGTCGCACCTGTCGCCCCAGTTGTACCAGTCACACCAGTAGGTCCTGTCGCCCCAGTGACTCCAGTGGCACCTGTCGCACCCGTAGTCCCTGTTGCACCAGTTATCCCTGTAGGACCAGTCGCCCCTGTTACACCTGTGGGGCCTGTACTTCCAGTTACACCAGTCGCTCCAGTAGGTCCTGCAACACCTTGCGGACCAGTAGCGCCAGTTGCTCCCGTGACCCCAGTTGGTCCTGTAGCCCCAAGTCCACCAACTGCACCCGTTGGTCCTGTTGGACCCGTTGTCCCTGTCGCACCTACAGGACCTGTTGCCCCAGTTGTACCTGTAACTGTTTGCGCTTGAAGCCTCCATGCTCCAACCGTTGTTGAGTAAACCCATGTTTTATCGCCATCGGTAAATGTCTGTCCGTTGGTTGGTGTTGCTGGAAAATCTATAGCAGCCATGTTATTTACTCACTCTCTGTTTCTTCAACCATTGAGGCTTGCCAAGATAGGCTCAGTTCATCCCAGTCATAGCCTATACCGTCTTCTGGCATTGGTGTCGGAGGTTGCCAATCATAATTTTCATCTAAAGACCACGATGGATATGGTTGCGGACTAATAAAAACATCGGAATCCGCATTGTAAGTGTAGCCAATGCCTGCGTACTGTTTGCGAATGTTGCCGTTGTATGAGGTGCGAACACAAGGCTGTTTCCTGAAATTGCCATACCATTGCTCTGGTGGCAAACCTTCAATAAGTTCCGTTTCATCAATACCAACAATCACTTCGGTAACGATGTTGTTGTATAGAAAAGCGTAATGTGCCATCAGAAAGCCCAACTCACATTACCTGTGCCAGCAGTAATTGTTGTTACCTTAAAACCACCTGAAGGTGCAGCAGTTGAACCTGTCAAACCTGCACCGATAGTGATAGTCATAAAATCAGCATATTTCAGAATAACTACACCTGACCCACCTGCACCTCCAGTCTGAGCGGCTTCATTAGCGTTTGTTAGTGACCCACCACCTCCACCACCAGTATTCACTGTGCCAGCCGTGCCAATGCCAGTAGTCCCCTGACGACCACCACCACCTCCACCATTTCCGCCTGCTCCAGCAGTTCCATTTGCAGCGCCTCCACCTCCGCCAGAGCGGAATACAGCGGAACCAGTTACTGAGGATGACACCCCAACTCCACCGCTTCCTCCAGTTGATGTGTTCGCTGTATTTGCCCCCACACCGCCAGCACCACCACCGCCACCACCAGCAGAAGCAGCACCGTTGCTATAGCCAGAATCGTCTCCGCCAGCAAAACCCTGTCCAGTTGTTCCTGCGCCAGGTCCTCTTCCTTGACCGTTCTCTCCTGCACCTCCACCTGAACCACCAGTGCGAGCATTTCCAACATTCCAAGTAGAACCACCACCACCACCAGTTGAAGTTATTGTGCTAAAAACTGAGTTGGAACCATTAGCACCAAGATTAAAACCAGCAACGCCACCAGCACCACCAGCACCGACGGTACATGTGTACAAAGTGCCTGCAACAATATCAAGCGCAGATTCAGCAGACGCACCACCACCAGATGATTCACCAGAAACAGACGACCTGTAGCCGCCTGCACCACCACCGCCACTAGCAATACTCACACTAGCCGAACCACCAGCACCGCCGCCGCCAGCGACAACAAGATACTGAACATCAAACAAAGAAGAAGATGAAGCAACATACCCAAGATTGAAACTAGGCACTCAAATCACCCACAAGAACATAAGTATTTGATGCAGTACAAACCAAAGTCGCAGCCGAATACCTTGCACGAAGTTTCAGTCCAGGAGTGCCATTCAATGTCACACTTGACGCACTAAACGTGACGCTAGTTGCAGCATTGACCCACATAAAATCAATTCGTTCACCAGCAGCCAAACCCAAAGAACTGTTAATAGTTACCGTCACAGCACCAGATGTTGTGTCAATAGTGAGCAACTTCCCCAAATCAGAACTGGTAGGTGTATCGGTTGAAGTTGTAATTGAACGCAAAGTTTGCGAAGTGTTCCAACCACCAGCAGCCCCTGTTGCACCCGTTGGACCGACATTTGCATTACCAAATTCAACCCACTGAGAAGTGTTGCCGTCATTGTAATAGATGTAAGTTCGCCCATCATCGGAATTAAACCAAACCTGATTAGCGGTAGGAGAAACTGGGGCGGTTGCGGAAACTGTATATGCACCAGTAGGACCAGTAAGACCTATAGAACCTTGTGGACCAGTAGCACCCGTTGCGCCAGTAATACCCGTAGGTCCTGTACTTCCTGTGGCACCTGTTGGACCAGTACTTCCTGTTGGTCCCGTTGAGCCTGTAACTCCTGTAGGACCAGTGACGCCAGTTGGTCCTGTTGACCCTGTGACGCCAGTTGGTCCCGTTAGTCCAGTGTTACCAATAGGTCCTGTAGCACCTGTTACGCCAGTCGCACCTGTTGCGCCTGTAATACCAGTGGGACCAGTTGAACCTGTAACACCTGTAACACCTGTAGGACCCGTTGACCCTGTTATTCCTTGAATACCAGTTGCGCCAGTAGGTCCTGTAGCGCCCGTGACACCTGTGGGTCCAACTACACCAGTCGCACCTGTTGCACCAGTAGGTCCTTGCAAACCAGTCGCACCTTGAATACCAGTAGGACCTGTAGAACCAGTGACGCCAGTTGGTCCTGTTGACCCTGTGACGCCAGTTGGTCCCGTTAGTCCAGTAGGACCTGTTACGCCTGTCGCACCAGTAGTGCCAGTCGGACCTACAACACCAGTTGCCCCAATAGGACCAGTAGGTCCAGTGTTACCAGTAAGTCCAGGGGCACCATTATTTACAACGTTGACAACGTTTTTAGGGTCATTAGTTACACTGATAGTACTATCAATACCAGCCGAGTTAACATTGACAACGTCCTTTGACGTTGACTTGACAGTAACTGTTCTGACTTGGCGGGTTACTGAGACGGATTCTGGGTCAATGGTCATGCAGGAGGAGCGGAGATGGAAGGTTCAACAACTAAAGAACCAGAGGCGAGGCAATCCCAATCTCCACTCGTATCTTGAACAAACAAATCAAAACTGTAAGTGCCAGAGGCAATAGTGTTTTGATCTGAAATGTGCAGTTCCAATGTTGCATTTGTATATGGTGCTAGGTAACCACGGCGAACTGCTGGCAATGCAATGACAGTTCCCTCGGAAGGCGTTGTGGCAAACCAACGGAGGTCAAGGACGGTGGCTCCAGCAGTGTCCTTAGCCTGCATATAAGCGTTCTGAACGGCAAGAATGCCACCAGCAGGGTCGTTCCATGTGTAGGTCAGACGGAAGTCCGTGCGTTGCTTGTATCGGATTTCCATGATTTGTGCATCCTCCATAGGGGTAACAAGGTCAAGAGCGGACACAACGATTGTACCCTTTGCAACAGGGCGCTGAATGCCATCAATAGTCGCAATGACGTCGTAGTCCAGTTCACCTAGTGGTAGGTCTTGAGTTTCTTCGGCGCTCAAACAAAGCGATATGCCGTATGCGCTAGTTAAATCAACTGTTATTTCTTTTTTAGCCAATGGGCCTGTTTGGAGGTATGCCCTAGCATCAGTAGGCTTTATCTGTTTACGGGTGCGGCGATCTTTAACAATGATCAATCGCTCCCAAGGTAGCCCACGGGTAATTGAGTAGTTAATGGTGTGAGCAGGTTGCGTCATGTAATAAGTTTACTCTACGGAGTCGTTGTTTTTTATAAAGACACTTTTACTCATGTGACTCCTTAAACACGAAAGACGGGCCGCCCGCAGGCAACCCGTCCTCGTTGAGTCTCGGTAATACATTGTACATGAAAATTAACGATGTACTAGAAAGGTAGTTCTGGTTGTTCGCTACGTGCTTGTTTACTTTTTTTAGGCTTAGGGATACCTTTGGTGCTCGTCATCCATGATGGGACGTTAATTGCGGCATTAGGCGGGAAATCTTTATTAGGATCATGGATCATGTAAGCATTCTGAGCACGAGTCTCAGCGGCAAGGGCACGATGTGCTTGCTTTGGCATTGTTGTCGCATGGCTCTCATAGGCGGCTTCTTCACCATGCCGTGAGAAATCACGACCGATAGCAAGGTGACCAAGAGCGTCATGTACAGCACGGAATTTATCATTCTGTTCATTTGTCCATAAACTATGACCACCTGTTGATTCAGTGGATAAAACACGCAGTCTGCGGTTTTTAGCAATGTCCTCGTGCATCTCTCGTGGGTGCTCGTAGGGGTTTTCATGGGTTACTTCAACAGTAAGACCTGCACCACCTTGTTCTTTAGGGGTAGTCAAATGTGTGTATTGCTCATTAATAATGTTAGTTAGGGCATCATAACTGCGGCGCATTGGGCGAGTTAAAGGTTTTGGAGATGCATATGCAGGGCGTACAGCCAGTGCAGATGTGTAGTGTGACTCCCCTGCACGGATGTTGGCAAATTGGGCTGGGTTGTGGGTGCGACCTATACGGGAAGCAAAATGACTAGCAACATCAGACAATTCTTGTACGGGCGTACCATACCGCAAAGTGTCCCCACCTGGACCATAGTCCAATGGCAATTGTTCTTGTTGGGGTTTCTTTTTTGCCATGATCTATTTTAATCCAAGTTCTACTTCAGTACTTGAAGTTTTACTTCCCATGCACCTACTCCTACAGACCGAATGTTTAATAAAACAGACGATTTGTAGCCATGAGCCTTGGCGAGACGCATTGCTTGATCAATGGCATCCTGCATTCCAGGGGTATGAATCGGGTAAGTAACAATCACATGTATAGTTTACATCAATGAAACTCTTAAATGCAGGGTGCGGCACCCATTATGCCGCTGGTTGGGTAAATACTGACGTTTGGCAAAATGAGGAGACACGCCCCGACGTGCTTCTTAAGCCAGGTGAACCATACCCGTTTGAAGAAAACACCTTTGACGCTGTACTGATGAGTCATGTTTTAGAACATATTGCGTGGGCAGAGGTTCCTGCATTCCTTAAAGATATGTCTCGTGTGGCTAAACCAGGCGCTCCAATGCTCATTGTTTGTCCTGATGCTTACAAGTCCATCAAGTTGTGGCATGAAGGAAAAATACCATGGTGGTTAGTTGAGGCGGTGTTGGAGCACCAACATATGAAGCCAGACGATATCGGAGATAACCCATGGTGGGATAACGCACCACATCATTGGAATGCTCATGAGAAGCGTGTAGAGACGTTACTTAGAGACTTAAAGTTTGTAGATATAGAAAATGTTATCCATGAGATACCTAAAAACAACTCATGGAAAGATAAGTACGTTCCAGATTTGATTTGGCACACGATTGGTATTGACGATTGGCAACTAGCCTTTAGGTTTAAAAATAAAGATTAGTTTAAAAACAACTAACTTACAGACGGTCAGACTTTATGACGCCTCTTGAAGTCCGTGTGGGTACCAAGGTATGCGTAAGTGTCTTGATGTGGGTCTTCTGCGGGAGGGTGCGGAACATAGTCATAAGATTCCACAGAGCGCATAACCAAACGGTGAAATGAACGAATAGCGAATATGATAATGGCGGCAATGATAAATGTAGTCATAAGGGGTTTAAGTATAACCGATTTGGTCATGATTCATCCTCCGTTGGAATAAAATCCACGACCGACCAGATTGACTGCTGGGGAGAAGTAGACGGGGCGTAACTGCTCACCGCAGTCTGGACAATTGATTACTTGTTGTTCGTCATAGATACTACGGGTTTCTTCATGACGGTGGTCATTACCGCATTTATAAGCATATGTTGGCATAACAAAAGTCTAGTCGTATTGAACAGGGATTTCTGCGTTGGGGTTGATGTCATTGGCAACCGCAATGCGGTGGTGACCATCTTCAATGACAGGGCCTTTATAGTCGGCTCCAGGAAAGTAGTCGTAAGTACGACCACGAACACGGAAAGGGTGTTGACCTATTGTGATTGGGTCTTGTACACCTTCACTCTTAATTTCGTTGTATAAACCTTCAGTTTTTGCTTCTTGTACTTTACGAGAAGTTACTTGAGGAAGATCTTTGTATTTTTGTGGCTTATCCGTTTCTGGCTGATCTAGTGGGATCATATCCATCAACTTATGTGCAGGAATGAACATAGCCAGTTGGGCTTCGTTAAGGACGTGCTTCCTTTTAGTCATTGTGCGCCTCCCTGATCTTGGTGTTCCCTAACAACACGCCAACCATGACGAGATGCGTAATTTCTTGCAGTGGGATGGCGTTCACTAGATGTTGGACCGTAGAGATCCTGACCACCTCGCATAGGTTTTACTTCCCATATTCTTACAGGACTTTCTAAATGTTTATTTTCACTGTTTATTGATGCTTCTGCATGTGCCGCATCAGGATTATCAGTTGCCCATGTTTCGTGATAGCGATTTCGTGTTGGAGGTGCAGGTACAATAAACGAACCAACTGCCATATCTGGAGATTTTGAACCATGGTAAAAGGTTGATGGAAATTGGTCTGGACTTAAAGCCATTACTTTTTAGGCCATTCAGTAGGAACCGATGCTGGGTCAATCAACCATTCAGCCTCTGGGCGACGCTTTTCTCCCACAGTTCTAGGCATACCGCCTAACTCAGCCAAGGGTACGCCACGTACTAAACCTGGAGCGGCTTTAAAGATAGAGCCACGAGAACCACCACGAGGTGCGGCAAAAGAACGAGCAACGTTCACATCAGAAGAAAAGGACAGAGCCTTGTCTTTAGACTCACCAACATCTAGTGAAGGTGCCCGCCGTGCTCCACGATACAGAGTGGATTCGTTTTCACGACTAGCACCACGCACAGCCTGTGTGAGGTCACGCAACCCAGCGGCAACACGATGAGGGTTTCCAACTAGATGTTCCCCACGTTCTCTTTGAAACTGGTGGATAGTTGCGCTGACGTCTGTTGGTTGTGTTAGTTCAGCGTGAGATTCAGCAAAAGGTCGCATACCTTTTCCGATACGAGATCCAGACCATGCATCGTCATATTCTTCTGGAGTTAATAGAGTGTCATTGATTTTGGCAACTTTGCCAGATAGTGCGTCTTCAACACTCATTCCATGCATTCTTTTAAAATGCTCGCCAAATAGATAGTTATTAAGTGGCGCTGACATTGATTGTCTAGTTTAGTATTCTGATCCTGGGTTCATGACCATATGTGCGATGTCACGGTAACCAGAACAGCGTGGGCAACCACAGTCACCTGCTACTGCACCAAGGAAAGCCGCCTGACGCATAGGGCGAGTTGTAGGGTTTGGTTGGTCAGATGCACCAATACGGTCGGCAGAAATACTAGTCGGAGCAGACGGTGGGGAACTTGGATCAGGGTTGTTCTTATTTACGTTGCGTTTTGCCATGTACTGATTGTACAACTAAACAAAATTACCCGCTCACCCCCAAAGTATCACTGATGTATACGAGTTGTCAAGACCTTTTAGTGGTTTATTTGTGGTTAGTACTAAATTTAGTACCAAATTTAGTGCGATCTCTGTTTACCCAATTTAGCGAAAAATTACATATGTATATTTCGTACACATGTTGGTTGGCAGTTAAACTAAGTTTCTAGTTGATGTTGGCAGTGCCTGTGAAGTTCACGCCTTCTAGGTTGAAATTGACAAAAGGGTTCAGCGAGTACACGGTGCAGCCAAACCTCTCTGCTAACCATCGCTTCATAACAATTAATTGCTTGTTGTACAGTTCCCAAGGGTTGTCACCTTCAACATAAGCGCCGAAACGGTCTCTACCGTTCAACTTGCCACAGTCCGCACCAACTAGCACGATGTGCTTGGCTCCCATGTAAGCGGCTAGGTGCATAGAGCCGTGGATACTGGATGCGCCGATTATCAGACCATCTACTGGGTCGTCTTTACCGAAAGGGTCAAAACTCTCTCCAGGCTGTCCTGTGTGTGTTTCAAACAGCACAACGTTGTCGGGTACGTCTCCGACCCACTCTTCAGCGTTACCGTGTTGTTTCTTAGGCGCAAACACGTAGTTTGAACATTCTGACATCTCCAACGAATCGCCGTGATAATGCGAAAACGTGTAGTAGTTCAATAGATTGAACGTTTTGCCGACAAAGTTTACTCCGACGCATACCTTGTCATCAAAGAAGGATGGTGTTAAGAAATCTAATGAGCCACCAGAACCTAGGACCCAGATGGTTTTACCTTTATAGAGGTCTTTGAAGGCTTCTAAAGGGAGCATGAGTAGAGATTAACCTACTTAAGACGCTTTAAGTTGTTTCTTGCTTTGGCTCTTCCCTTTTGACCAAGACCTGGAGCAGGTGCTTTCTTCTTTGGGCTTCCCTGGTCAAAGAATACTTCGTCTTCACCTGGATGACCTACACCGATAATGTGTTCACGGGGAACTAGGTAAATGTGTAGTTTGTTGTCTTGCCCGTAGTGATGTATCCCAAGTTCACTATCTGGGTTACTTCCCGTCCAACTAGGGTTTATAGATCCACTTTTTACTTTAGCGCCCTTAGGGACACTGCCTCTGTGGGTTACCTGCACCTGATCGGGGAGGTTGACTTCATCCCTTAAATGTTGTTGCATGTTTTGATATGGCTCACTACGCCTATCTCTTACTTCTCGTAGATACGTTTTAGGCCATTTAGTGGTTCCATGTGACCACTGCTCCATGTCAGCCTCTGCATCAGTACCTTGCAGGTATGGAGCATGACCCTTTTCGTAACTTTCATCAAACTGATCCCAGTTAATACCTTCGTGCGCCGCCATTACTTGTCCTCCATTCCTGGGAGTTGAGGCTGGGTAAATTGAGTACTCAACGGCTTAGGGGTGCTCTTACCAATACCACGGAGTGCTTTGTAGTGTTGCTTTGCGGATTTCATGGTCTCGTCAGGGATTCGTGTAGTACTAGATGTACTAAACGGTGTAGCAGAAGCAACCATATCGCTATTATTAAAGTCGTAAGAGTTTGTAACGTCTAGATCTGGGTTATCTTCACTGCGCTTTACAGGAAGTCCTAGTTTTTCGGCATGTTCAGTCATGCGTGAACTATGTTCTGACAGGTCTTCAGATGCTGTGAGTTCACCATACTTCTGATGAAAGTACGCTCCCATAACAGGGATATGGGCTTTCATGGATGTATGAGCAAAAGCCCCACGTATTTCTGTGGTTGCAGGTTGAGGTGTAAAGAATTGGGATGTTCCTCTTTTAATATCTCTGATGTTTTGTGCATAATTTATCCCAGCGTAACGGCGGTAATGCTTTGCAAATTCTTGTGCTGTGGGATCAGTAGAATTATCACGATATTCGTTAAGTTGGCGGGCGGCGGATACTGCCATATGGTAAGAGTCACCTAGTTCCCTTGTGACTTCTCCCCTGTCATAGCCTGTTTCGTCATAGACTTGTTGATGTGCTCGGCTTCGGGTGAGGTCGGTGTTGTCTTCTAGTTGCTTGAAATTCGCATGCTCACGGGCTTTTGAATGTCTAACAGTCATTTGTGCACGTGGGTACATACCTCTAGCGTTAGGACGGTCACTAATTGCGTGAACTTCCTCATAACGTTCGTTTCCGTCATAAGGATTTTTGTCAGAATAGTACTTAGCCATCGTTATTCTCCGAACTGCTCCGACATATGTGCCCTTCTTTCGCCAGAAACGTTCCCTAAACCAGAAAATCCTGCTTTTCTAGCGTCTTTGGTCTTCACTTTCGGTAGTTCAATCTCTCCCGAAGCAATACCAGACAGGTAATCGGTCTGTGCCTCTTGGATATAGTCGCCCCATTCAGCCTGATTAGGGCGAATACGACCCATATTACGGGGACCCATTGAGATGTCTCCGTATTCTTCCTGCTCTACGTCGTCTGTATATCTACCCATAGGCTTACGAGGCTCTGAGTCGCCTCTTAACGAGGTGTAGTTAGTTACACGCTCTTTAGCACGAGGCGGAAGTGGTCTGCGAGGATCTTGCATAGGTCAATTATAGACGGTTGTCACCGAAAAATTATGCAGAGGTTACTTCATACTCCTACGTATTTGACCCATTTTGTAGTCAGCAATCCCTGACTGGATGGTGCTCCAGTTCTTTTTAGCAGACGCAATGTGTTCTGGGGAGGCATCAGGCCACTCGTTCCATGAGTCACCGTTCTCTGGAGTCACAATAGACCATGCATCATCTCCAGGACCGTTCACTGCCTCACGTGGGGCTTTAGCGATACGGAATGCTTTACCGTAATGTTGGTCCCAGTTAATGGCTTCATGCGCCGCCATTACTTCTTCCGTTCCTGTTTTTGCTTATTCTTCTCTAGCAGGTACTCAGGGTCACGCTTGGTGAATCCAGCGGCCTTGTGGATCTCTTGTCGGGCGACAGGCTCACCGTCTATCCACACATAGTCATTGAACTGCTGTCCGTCTAAACGTGGCATTAGTCCATACCCTCTTCTGGTTGATATGAAGTCCTGTCATAGTACTTGTCTTCAAACTTTGAAGCAATGTGTGTGGATGTTGGGTTGATTGTCAAACCCCAGTCAATGTGTGATTTTGGGTATCGGTTGTACATGTGCTCCATGAGTCGCTGGGCATGTCCTTGTCCCTCAACATTGCTCTTTAGGTAATCTATGTCTATTCTTGACGATGGTTCAGAATGTGGGTCGTTGTAGTGCTCAAAAGACACACGAGCAAGGTCTGTACCTTCTTTTGGGTCTTGAAGCGTTAGAGAATGCCAGCCCCTGTTAGCGGCTACACCTTCACCTAGTTTCTGATGGACTACCTTGAATTGGTCACCAATGTGGTCTCTTGCCGCCATTAGTAGTCCAGTAGCGGCTTTTTGCCCGCTTCACGCTCAGGGTGGTACTGCCTGAACTCTGCATGTGCACTCTGTAGGTTACCGTGCTGTGTTTCAAACACTGGTTCCCATGCATCCACATCTCGGAGGTCATGCACGTTCCACAAGTTAGTAGGTGGGGTGCCTTGCTGGAAGTGGTAGTTGTCGGTGGTCTCCCAGTTACCTGTACCGTGACGGTACATTTTATGGTTTCCTACCTTACGGAACTGCTGTCCGTCTAGGCGAGGCATTAGGGTGTGTCCCATCGTCGTTGGTCAGGGTGAACCCAAGCGTCAGGATTAGTACCCCAACCATGATGCTTAACTACTTTAAATCCTTTTTTGCTGTGTACAGCATGTGATGTGCCTCTTTCAGCAAATTCTTTAGGACTGGCGTTGGCTCCATTGTTACCAGGGTACTCAGTGTGCTCTGTCGGGTCTACTGGCTCTACTTCATACACTGGGGCAAACAACTGTCCTTGTTCTTGAGCCTTTTGTCCAGCATAGGATTTAGCAGACAAATCATTATTGGTAGCATACGCATAAGAACCAAACATTTCGTGATGCCATTCGCTTTTTGGTACAGGATTTACAGTGTCGCCTGGAGTAAACATATGGGCAGAGCCATGAAACAACTTCGGGCTGAGGTGTTCTTGGGCTGACATCTATTGACCCATCTTCTTTTTCCAGTTTGCACCTTCATCAGATGAAGTCGGACCAATGTCAATTGGACCATAGTGGGACTCGGCGGCGTTGAACATTGCGGTGGCTACACCTCTGTTTTGATACCGTTTGTTCGTGGCGATACCGAACACCATGTGTGGACGCTCTCCACCTTCTTGGAAGTTCAACATGACGCCTAAGCGACCAGTCGTGGTCTTACCACTGCGTGCCTCCACGTCCCCAAACGGGGTCGTACGGATCGTGTGCTCCTTGCCACGCTTGTCTATGAACTGGTGGCTGAGGCTCTCATGTGCTGACATCTACTAAGAATACCTTACTGGTACTTCCATGTCTGGGTTGATGTCATTAGCCGCTACGACTCGGTGATTTCCATTGTTAATCTGAGTTACGGTTTCTCCGACTGGTTGAGACCACTGTCTTTTGAATACTCGCAATTCAACTGGGGACTTTACACCCTCTTTTTTAATACTGTCGTAAAGACTGTCTTTGCCTTTTTTCTTTGAATCCCATGTGTCATGAGCAGACCCACTTTTAGATTCTGACAGCATTTTATGGTAAACACCAGGAGACTCAGACAGAGGTAGGTAATCCTCGTTAGAGCCTTCGGTATGCCCTGCGGTGTAGGTCATTAGTTCTTTGGCAGGTACAAACATACGCAACTGTTCGTGGTTGAGGTGTTCGTTAGCCGCCATTTATCTAGTATAGATGTTAATTAAACCATGAGGAATACTGTTTCCTCATATCATGTCTAGTTTTAAAGCCTTTTTCAATCAGTAACTTCTTTGCCGCTGGTTTGTTAGGGTCCATCAAATGCATTTTCACAACTTGATCTGCTGACCACCTGCCATTATGTAGTGCTTCTATGGGATGTATAGGAGCCTCCCCAGCATCCTCGCTTGGAGAAGTTGCGAGTTCAATAGCCCAATGCCGTGCATATGACTCTCTAAGCCGTGGGTAAGGGTATTCCACCGAAAATTGGTCAGGATTGAGAGCCATTTATCTAGTATAGAGGTTATTTATTCTTTGCTTTAATAACGTAAGCCTCAATACTTGGACGCTTGTCGGCTAGAGCAGCAGCAATACGGTGATGTCCATCTAGGATCTCAGCAGTATCTCCATGCATGTACAACTGTGGGTATTCCAGGTGCTCGTAGTCTGGGTCAATGTCTTCACCCCAAGCCTCTGATTTACGCTCTGTTCCTGCCTGTCGGTACATGTTGACCGTATTTGGGCTTAGATCAGTTTGTGCTCTACTAAAAAACTTTGTAGTTCCTAGATCAACCTGGCTAGTTCCAGAATTAACCACCTTAGTAAAGTGTTCTTTAAACATTGGTCTTTTACCATTTGGGAAGTTTTCAGGTGCAGTGTCACTAATACCATAATTAGTAATAGAGTCAAACTGCTTACTTAGGTGCTTTTTAGCCATGGTTTCAAGTATAGAGGGTTACTTACGTGGGGTAATACGTGGAGGAAGTGTGTCACCCGTAGATTTAGCCCAAGCGTCGCCTTCTACAGTGCGAATTGGATTGTGTTGGGGCGGTGCTACATCGTCAAATTGGGTAGAAATGTGCTGGGCATGACGGTACATTCCTGTAGCGATACCTTTCCTACGGTGGTTTTCTTCAACAAAGACATTTTCAATCTGTGGGTGCCACGATAAACGACCTACAACTTTGTTATCCTCTTTCGCAATGACTTCATGTGGCACATCTTCGTCAGACGGGCCGTACTGAAAGGTGTACTCAGGCATATTTCAAGTATAGGGCTATTTGGGCGAGTTGGGTGGTCGGTCGGATTTTTGGATGGGGCTATTGGGCAATTGAGCATTGGGTGGGGCCTCTAGCCTACCCCCGACTCGGACACCCGTCCGCACTTAACCATGGGGGGGTTATCCACAGGGTACTCCATACCCCATAAGGCTTTGCTGAGTTATCCACAGGCACCCCTGTGTATATCCTGTGGATACTGTGGAACATTGCTGTGGAACATTGGGGGCGAACCCTTGTTCGTATGACGATCGTCACATGTGTCGTTCGTCACACCCATTGTTACAAGTGCATGACAATGTGCCCCCAACCCTTGACAACTCGCAATTGGCACGAGAAGCGTCAGGATGCGTTCTCAGAGGCGCAGGGGCGTTTTGGCACCATAGGGCGGGGGTAGGTACAAAGTACCCTCAGAGAGGCTCTCATACACCTACGAATGGGGCTATAAGCCTTGCTGGGTAAGGGTTTGCGGGGTATGGGTAGGTTACAAAGTACCCTCAGGATCGCCCCAATTGCTATCCACTGCACCATCGCTCCATATCGGCACCTGCACGCAACACAGAGCCTCCTAGACCCCTCTCAGGGCATCCTGCGTATTCATTGACTAATTGAATTCTGAGCCTCTGCATGCCTCTCTCTCCCTCTATCTCCTCCTCCATCCGATGGATGGCTGGTCGTTGGGGGCGCCCTTTTCCAGCCCCCGCACCGCTCCAGCCCATACGGGGCATGGCTCAAAAGAATTCTCAAGAATTGTTTAATTGGGGGTTGACAGATGTACACCCCAGATGGCAGACTGGGGGTGGAGGCGCTAGTCCCCTCCGCAGGTTCCTTGACAACTGGCACGCACGGCACGCAGGCTTCGCCCTGCGCTTTTGTCGTTCCTGCCAATCAGAATCAAACATGGTTCAAAATTCCTCAGCGTCACGGGCGGGCTTCGGCTTGCTCGTGGCGCTCAATGAGCGCTGGGGCACACCCCCTGACTCCAGCGCTGATTGAGCGTCACACACGCTCCGATGGCACACAGCCTTCGCAGTCCTGAGGAGGACACACCATGAACATCAAAGATGAGCAATTCAAGAACTTCATCAACTACACGGACAATTCCCGCCCACACTTTGACCCTGCAAAGGTCGCAAAGTACTTCGCTGGAATCTTGGCTGACATCACCAAGCGCAAGGCTTCATCGGCTGACCGAGCACTATGGGCTTCAGTCCCTCAGATCGGCGCCGATGCCAAGCGCTTGGACATCGTCAAGGACTTCAGCATCCGAGGTCACGACATCGGCTGGAGCAATGACGATGATCTAGGCGGTCAGGTCGGCATTGTCACGGAAGTGCGGGAGATCCGCAAGCGTGACGGTCGTACGGCGGTGGAGGTTGAGATCGTTTTCTACAACCACACCACCCGTGATTACCCACGGAGGCGGAAGTTGCAATTCATCAAGGGCTGACACAGCCTCCCCGCACGACTCGGTCGTGGGCTTCAATGCCGATGCGGGACTGTGAGCGATCATGCTCACTACAACGACCTGAGGAGGTCACACCATGGACACCACATCAACACCTGATCAAGTAGCACTTATGTTTCTTGACTGGCAGATCAAACAGACGGAGGACAGACTTCGGGCGCTCAACTACATCGGAATTGTCTCCGATTACGCCAAGCACTTTGCCGAACTGCTCACCCAACTGGAGCCAGTCACGATTGACGCCAGCAACGATGACGCCGATTGGAAGATCAATTGGAGCCTTCCGTTCGCCACGCAGAAGTTGAATGACTTCACCAAAGACTTCACGGAACTTTACGCATTGCGCAAAGCCAAGCGTGAGATCTTGAAGCACATCGCAAGCATTGAGCGTGACCGATCAGAAACTGTGTGATTGAGTTCCCCCCAGCGACTAGGTCGTGCCCGTTCAATCGGGACTGGGGACTAGCGACACGCAAGTGTCGTGAATATGCCTGAGGAGGCACACCATGCACATGTACGACATCACTTGGGAATACAAGGACGGTTACGGATATCACAACAATTCCACACCCGCCCAACTTCTCGTAGATGAGATACACCCGCAAGCCGACATCTGGATCGGTGATGAGTATGCGGGCACCTTGCTACAAGTAGCCGAGTCGCTTGAATTTGACAACACTGAGGTTTACCAGTGTGACGGGTGCAAGCGTTACTTCTACGCAGGTGACACATTCATCGGAGCCAATGGTGAGCACTGCTACGAGCACTGCTCGCACTTGCACGGTGATGAATGATTGAGTGACCCAGTCACTCGCCCTACCGCTTGAGGCGTGGCGATTCAATTCGCAGTAGGGGCTGTGAGCGATCATGCTCACTCAAATAGACCTGAGGAGGTCAAGCCATGAAAACATCCACCAAACTGTACGAAGTTCGGTTCTCGCACGATGTGTTGTGTGAGTTGGAGCCGATGCTTGAGAGCATCACTTCAGCGATTGAAAATGGAGATACGGAAGACAGCGAGCATCCACTTGCCGAATTCGTGGTCGCTCCGAAGAATGTCGTGATCAATCGTGAGCACAACAGCACATATGCAGTGCATCTGTCAGTGGACGGTGTGATCGCCTTCGCTAGGGAGGTCGCTTACGCCATCTACAGTGCCAAGATTCAACTGCGGGACGAAGACCGAGACGATGTTGTCTCGGCGTATCGCTCGCTGATCAAGCAGTGTGTGACCGCATTAAACAGCGCCAACAAGGTGCTCGGTGATGCAGGAGTTGCACCGATCTACTCGTACTTCAAGTGAGTGTTCCCCCAGCGGTTCAGCCGTGGCTCTTCAATGAGCACTGGGGACTGTGAGCGTCCGCTCACTACAAATGCCTGAGGAGGCACACCATGATTAAGAGGGAACACGGAAGTACTGCATACCGAGCACATTGCAACGGGTGCACAGCAACTGGAGTCCACACCTACACAACGGTGACATCGTTGATAGAGGACATGACCCGCAAGAATCCATTCACAGGCAACTGGAGATTCGTGCCGTCATCAACCACAAGGGCACAGCGAGCCTTGTGCCCAAGTTGCGTCAAGTACAAATTGCGTTAAGTAATCCCGCAACGCATTCCCCCAGCGACTAGGTCGTGCGGATTCAATTCCGACTGGGGACTAGCGACACGCAAGTGTCGTGAATAACAACGACCTGAGGAGGTCACACCATGAAAACAACAGACATCAAGCAGATCATTGCCAAGGATCCGAACGCAATATTCGTGATCAAGCAACGCTTCGGTCGTGGCACGAGTTACGGATCAATCACGGAAGTGATTGAGCGTGAGGTTCCCGTGTACGACAACTACAGGCAGACAGGCACCCGCATTGAGTTCGTCTTCGCTGTGAGTCACCACACATATTCCCGTGGTTACTTGCGCAGTGATGGTGACTACTCAGATCAGGTGCCTGCGTACGGCTTGGCAACTCGCAAGGTGTCAGCACGGGAGATCCAGTCTCACATGGCTCACTGGGAAGCGACCACCATTCAAGAATGGGTCGCTCAACAGGACGCCGAGGTGAAGGCTTATCACCAAGAAAAGATTGAGCGTGCTGGTGCCAAGCAACAACTGATCAACCGAATTCTCAACGACTTCGGAATCGTGTTGAGTGTGGGTGATGAAGCCACTGACAAGCGCTGGGATCACCTAAACAATGAATTGGACAGACTCAGCATTGACACTTTGAAAATGCTTGTACACAACTACACACCTTCACGGGTGTGATTGGTTCCCCGTGCGCCTTGGGCGTGTGACTTCAATGTCAACACGGGACTAGCGACACCATTGGTGTCGTGACGATAAGACCTGAGGAGGTCACACCATGAAAACAGCAACAACACTTACAGTCACCGTCCGACTGGATGCGGAAGAGTTCATGTCCGCAGTTCTCGGATCAGGGTGGTTGGGATGGACTTGGTGGAAGGCGTTCGGATACCTGAACGACTACAGCGATGACAATTTGCCAACTGACCCAAGTGAGAAGTTCATCTTGGTGGGTGTTGAGAATCCTGATCGTTACGATCGGGACACATTCCCAACACCAGCCAGCATCAAAAGCGCCAAGTTGTCAATGAATGACATCGCTATGGCGTACGGTGCGCTCGTGTCCCTTGGTTGGGATGTCAACCACGAAGACCTTGACGCATGCGGTGCTGACAACATCATGCAGTACGCAGTGCTCGGTGACATTGTCTACGGGTGAGTGAGTGGTTCCCCTAGCGCCTTGGGCGTGCCGATTCAATTCGGACTAGGGACTAGCGACACAACAGTGTCGTGAATACAAATACCTGAGGAGGTATAGCCATGAGTTACCAACTGACAGACTGGGATCTAGAACAGATCACTGACACACTGGACATCCACGAAGCGGGTTCCATAATGGAGTACTCGGGTCGTGCAATGTACGGCGCTCAATGCCTCGGCATTGTGACTGAAGATGTGGCATCAGCATTCTTGATCCTCGGATCATCACTTGCTGACGCAGGCAGTAAAGGTCAAGCACTGACAAGGAAACTTCTTCGTGAGGTGCGCACCGACAGCATGGGTCGTGACGAGACAGTTGTCTACTTCCCATCCATCACAATGCCAGCAGGCTATGTGGAGGAGGACGAAGACAGCGACAACTAGTCGTAAGTGGTAGTCGGGAGCATCACGGCGCAAGCCGTGGTGCCCTCAGTACACATCGGCGTTGTCGGTGTGTACTGAGGGCAGTACAATGCCCAACCCAAACCTAACTAATAAGACCTGAGGAGGTCACCATGGATGCAACTATTCACAAAGTAACTGGGCTTCGGATTGAGAAGACTGGTGACTCACGACTCCACACGATTGATCTCGTGATTGAGTACGAAGACTTGGCGTTCAGCCGTCCCCAGTGGGAGCAGGACAACGAGTCATTCGGTTACGCAAAGTTGGAGTCAACGATCACACTCTTTATCAGTGACACCGCTGATCTTGAGACAGTGTTGTGGAAGGCGATCGCAGATCTCACTTCCGACCTTGCCAATGCGTGAGTAATGAGCAATGGGCAGTCATGGCGCAAGCCATGGCGTGCTCGGAGTGCACTGACCCCCATCGGTGCATTCCGAGGACGCAAGTCCATACTTAGTAACACAAAACAGAATCTGAGGAGGTTCTTACCATGGGTGCAATAACACCAAAGCAACAGGCATTCATTCGCACGATGCTCTTAGAGCGTGCTTCAACACTCGGTCTAGATGAGGCTGGCGTTGATCAGTACATCATTGATCAGAAGGTGAATGAGTTGTCAAACAAGTCTGCGTCCACCGTTATTGATGCGATCAAACGCATTGAGATCAAGCGTGTGGGCACCGATCACTTGCCGAAGGCAGAGCGCACCATCGTCAACAAGTATGCGAACCCGTGCACATTGTGCGGGCACCCAGTACCTGTTGGTGCTGGGCATGCACTGCTCATCGGTGGTAAGTGGCAGACATATCACGCACTCGGTCAGTGCTCCAGCGAAACTGCTGTAGCGCCTGAGCGTGTGAGCAATGAGTTGTTCGGGACATTGCCTGATGGCTTCTATGCAATGAAGTCAACGGGCACCAATGACCTCGTGTTCTATGCGGTGAAGACAAACAAGGGTTTTCATGATCCGAAGTTCAAGGGTCACCGCTCCATCTACTTGATCGTAGGTGGACACAAGGACGAGCGACTCACTGGTGAGCGTGGCGTGAACGCTGTCAAGCGTCTCGTAGCGCTCAACGATGCAGAGCGTGTGCAGGCACGAGCACTGTACGGTCAAGAGATCGGACGGTGTGGTGTGTGCGGGCGTCATCTCACTGATGAAGCAACACGCAAGCGAGGCATCGGCAATGACTGCGCAAGCAGGTTGGGCATGTAGCCCAAGGATGTCATGGCGCAAGCCATGGCGTCCTCACAGCACATCGGGCAACTGGTGTGTTGTGAGGACGCAAGTCCACTAACAATTACCTGAGGAGGTAACTAGACCATGAATACACAACTAGGAGAACTAAGCGCATTGCTTGGTCGTGTTGAGCGTGTAGCGCCAGCCATCACGGCTGACCCTGCGCTCCATGCGTTAAGCAGTGCTCACGATGGCGAAGTCGCTGTAGACCTCGCCCAGCCTCTCTTCCCATTCCAGCGTGCTGGTGTGGCGTATGCCCTCAAGCAACGCCGTGCCATCATCGGAGATGAGATGGGGCTGGGTAAGACTCCACAAGGCATCGCAGTAGCAGTGCACGCACACAAGGAGGGACACAAAGTCCTCGTTGTAGTGCCACCATCGCTCCGCATCAACTGGCAACGCTCCTTCGCACTGTTCGCACCGTGGCTGACAACAGCCATTGTGTCGGGCAACAAAGTGACGGCTCTTCCCAAAGCAGATGTGCTCATTATTGGTGACAGCATCATTGACACTTGGTCAGTGAGACTTGCTGGCGCCAAATTCGGCGCACTGATCGTGGACGAGGCGCACCGTGCGAAGAATGCGAAGTCGGGACGCACCAAGGGCATCTCACATATCGCAAAGTCAATCCCGACTGAGGGTTATGTGACGCTCTTGAGCGGAACGATCATCGTGAACCGCCCGAACGAATTGATCTCGCCATTGTCAATCATTGACAGGCTTGACCGAGTGTTCGGTGGTAAGTCAGCGTTCCTGTTTCGTTACTGTGACCCGATCCACAACGGCTGGGGTTATGTGTACAACGGAGCAACCAACACCACTGAGTTGAACGACAAATTGCGTGGCACCTGCTATGTGAGGCGTAACAAGTCAGATGTGTTGAAGGAACTACCTGCCAAGCGCCGTGCTCAGGTTGCTACCGAGATCAGCAACACCGATCTCGTGGCATATCGCTCTGCCGAAGAGAACTTCCGTGACTTTGTCATCGCCAATGGCGGTGTTGAAGCGTGGAAGCGAGCCTCTAAGGCTGAAGTGATCACACGCCTGAATGCACTGCGCAGACTGCTCGGTGTCGCAAAGATCCCGTATGTGGTGGAGCATGTAGAAGAACTTGTCGCACAAGGCGAGAAGGTCATCGTGTTCGCACATCACAAAGAAGTCATCGCACAACTAAGCAGTGCTCTTCATGAGCACGGCGTAGTCAAGGTGGCTGGCGGACTCAGCGATGTGCAGAAGCAGGAAGCAGTTGACGCATTCCAAACTGGTAGCGCCAAGGTGTTCATCGGACAATTTCAATCCGCTGGTGTTGGTCTCACATTGACCGCATCATCGCATGTCGTGTTCGCTGAATTGCCATGGGAGCCAGCCTCCGCAGTACAAGCCGAAGACCGTGCGCATCGCATCGGTCAAGACAACGCTGTGGTGGCATGGTGGCTACTGGCTGTAGACAACACAAGCGAGATCCCAACAGTGGACGATCGCATGTGGGCGCTACTGAATGCCAAACACGAGACAGTCTCGGCTGTCTTGACGGGGCACGGTGAGGACATGGGCGCCGAGGGTGCGACAAGCATCACTCAATCGCTCATTGAAGGCATCATCGGCAACGGGGTTTGATCGTGGGCGCTCGGCGCCTCATGGTCGGCGCCAGTAGCGACAGACGGTGCGTTCTTGTCCTCACGAGAACCCATCACAGTGCATCACGGGCGCAAGCCCGTGATGTTCTGACAGTACATTGGCACACCGCTTGTGTATTGTCAGAACATCATCCGATGTTCAAGTAAGCGACCTGAGGAGGTCAAGCCATGCAAGAAAACACATTCACGCATGTCAGAGATCGTGACAACCTGTTCGTTGAACAGACTGTTACTTTAAACGCTGACGGCATCACACACTCTTATAGCGGTCGTGTTTACACGATTGCTTTAGGAAATGAAGTCAACATCATCAACGAGAGCCAGTACGGCGATCTAATTGAGATGCTGGCAGACATCAGCCGAGCAGTGTTTCTGCGCAAGCGTGACAACCAAGTAAGCGCCTAAGGAGGGCACCATGTACAACTTAAATATAAATCTCAGCGGAGGCATTGATCGCCGTGGATCCGAACTGGACATCCTGTACCAGTTGGTTGAAGAGGGCATGGAAGCCATCTACAACCGACTCGGTGACGATGGCATTTATCCATGGGGAACTGTGGAGCAATATGTCGCTGTACAGCGGAAGATTCAAAATGCTCTCGGAGAGATCTGTTCTAAGAACGGCTTCTAATTGAGATTCCCCTAGCGCCTCGGGCGTGGCGTTCAATCGCAACTAGGGACTGTGAACACCCGTTCACTACAAGTAAACAAAGCCTGAGGAGGCACCATGAAAGTAAGTCAAGCAATCAAGTTATTGAGTGAGATTGATCCTGACGAAGAGATCGCTATCTCTTGGTGGGAATCAAACTTGTTCACTGACGAAGACAACAACAAACTGTTGGCAGACTCAAAACTGTGGCTCAGTGCAGTCGCAGTGTTTGACGCCAACGGTGGTTACGACAGTGTTAACCAGTTGGTTTGGGATTACCTCAACTACGACATCAAACAAGAAGGAGAGTTCTAATGTCAATCGGAACACCAATAGGTGCGTGGGCAATCATCCAATGGAAGGACACGCAAGACGAAAGCGAGGTGTACATCTCGTTTGGCACATGGAATGAGAACGAGTGGAACGGCGAGTATGACTCGCTGGGCAACCGAGACGATGAGGTCTTCTTCTACTGCGAAGACGGCGAAGAAGAACTCAAGTCGCTCGTAGGCAACCATGTAGACAACAACGGACAAGACTTCGTGGTCTTGTCGTACGACATTGACTACAAGATTCCACTGGTACTCGCTGACATGGAGGTAGACCAATGAGCAAAGTAATGCTCGGTACTGGGTTGTTATTAGACAACCACTACGGCGTCTACAGCGCCATGGAAGCGTGCAGGCTCGCACGAGAACTCGGGTGGGATGGGCGCCAGCCCACCGACATTGAGGACTCGTGGTATCAAGAACAGGTAGCCACGGAATGGCTGAATGATCAAGTCGCTACTGACGGTCACTCATTCGGCTGGCACGAGGGCGGGTACCTCTACATGCCACAGGCATGGTGGGAGGATGTCGCTTGATTGGGAACATCACGGGCTACGGCTCGTGGTGCCCTCACAGCCCATAAATTCTGTTTGTGGGTTGTGAGGGTACATAGTGCCCGATAGATTAGTTAATCCCTATGACCTGAGGAGGTCTTATGTTAGAGCCAGTAATCAAGATGTCAGTTGAGGAATGGGAAGAGCAGTACAAGCCCATCGTCAATCACCTAGATGCAGATGCATCGTGGTCAGACGATGAAGGCAACGGCATCATGTTTGAAACATACGGTGCCGAAGTTGACCATGTGTTTGATCAGCCATTGCATTACACATGGACATATGTGGACGGCGAGGAAGGCACATACATCATCGCTGGACGACACATCGTTAACCGCATCGGTTATTTCATAACTGAGAACCAGTGGGACGATGACTTCAACACCAAGTACGAAATTCAAGTAATAAGCAATGAGGATTATTACCAAACAGCGTTAGACCTTGAAGGAGGCAACCAATGAGCAAGATCAATTTTGACAATGTGGATGAAGGTACCGAGGTAGAAGTACTCGTGCAGATATCCCCGAGGGAGACATTCCCGTACACAGGGATTGTTTCACGAGTCAGTGACACCGAGTTGTCAATGTGGACTACAGACAGCCCGTACGACACCTACGAGAACGAGCGTGAGATTGACATTTCACTATCCAAGATCATTGAACTGGACATCTTCTAATGCACAGCGTGGCGCAATACTTCAAAAGCGAGGGGACGGTTCCTTCAGCGGTAATCGCATGTAACCACGACTTCCGTCCAGCGTCTGACCTACCTTCCGATGTGTGGAGGTGTGTCAAGTGCGCTGAGAACGGTTGGGACAGCCAGCAGACCCAGTACGCACCATGCAATGGCAACTGCCGTTGTGGGGGCGAGCAATGATCCTCGGTGGCTATCCAGTAGTGCGCAGGGACTTGGTGGAGGCGGATCTCTTGATCCCCTCCGTCAATACCAACGAGTACTACGGGCAAGAGCAACTGTCCAAGATGAAGTACATCGGCAGTGTCAATGAGCAGTTTGAGGATGACGATTCGGGCGCTTACATCAAGTTCTACGCACCTGAGGGTCATGTCGTATACCTGTACAACATTGACTTGGATTGGATTGAAACATCACTAAGTAACCCTGTAACACCTATCAACAACACTGATCTGAGGAGGTCATCATGAAGCAATGGAATGTAAGTATCTCGCTCCAAACGGGCGTGTATCTAGAAGGAGTCAGTGCGAGCGACCCTGCGACATTGATCGCAGGCGATCTCAACTACAGCGATGTGGTCACGGCATTGATTGCTCAATTGCAATCAGGTCAAGCAACACTGGACTGGGTAGTGGAAGAAGTACAAACACTGGACGGTCGTACCGTGCGGTTTGACGATGAGGATCGTGTATGGCTCGGAGATGCAGTATGAGGCTCCGAGACATGATGGTCATGTTGCTCGGCATTACCGATATGGAAGCCGAGCAAGTACACAACTTCTGCTGGGACACAGAGATGTATCCCGACATGCAGAAGTTAAAGACTGAAGCCTCAGTGGCTGATGTCAAGGCGTTCTTCGCACATGCGTGCGATGAGTACAGAAAAGCAAACAACATTCAAACAAAGAGCCTTTAGGAGGGCACATGGATAACGGATTCACCATTCACATAAGCGAGCATTTCATTGACTGCTTTGTGTGGTTTGTAATTGGGGTCTCTTATGGGATCGTATTAACACGGGCAGTAGACATGTTCAGAGACAGAAGGAAGGCAAAGTAATGGGACACATCAACGCACTAGGCATGGCGGAAGCCGTAGGGGACGGGATGATTGAACTACGACAGGCGCTCGCATGGCACCTGCAGAGCAATCACTACCCAGCAGTACCACTGAACATGGTTGATCCATGTGTAGTGGCAATTCAGTTAGTCACCGAAGGTGAACACGACAGCAATGTCTCGCTTCCCGACGGAATCTTGTGGCGAGGTCAGCCAGTTGCTCCAGCGTGGGCAGTGGTAGACGCACACCACCTTGAAGCATTCATTGACATCAGCGAAGAGGAATGGGGCTTCTAATGAACGAGTACCAACTGACCGCACAGCGCTTAGGCAAAGTGCAAAAGCATTCATTCACTGAGGTGGATGATCATGAAGCAACATTCAAAGCAATCTTCTACATCCTTGATCAGGCAAAGACCAAAGAGATGTGGGCAAAGGGTCGCATTGAATTGCAGAACACCACAACCAACGAAGTGCTCAAAGTAATGGAGGCAAAGTAATGAGCGAAGACACAGAGAACAAGTGCTGTGAATGCGAGGAGATCGTGGACACCGAAGGTGACTACGGCTGGAGCACCGTCAAAGAGGATTACCTCTGCTGGGGTTGCTACGAATCGGATCAGAACCATGCTTCAACTCTCCATGTCATTGACGATGGTGCAGTGCTCAAGTACTACATCGGAGATCATGTACGCATGGACGAGTATGGAGATGACATGTTTCGCACCAACATCACGGTCAATCGTGAGTATGTGCACTCCAGTGCATGGCGTGGTTACTTCAACACCACGATTGAAGGCTGGACACAGGTCATGGACGGTTGGACTACGGGAGGCTGGGGTGACCCAATTGCTGAACGCAAGCAGACATTCAATGAATGGGCTGAGTCACTAATGACAGGTGACTTGGTACCGCCCGTTCCTGTAGCCATCGTGGCTGACCCTACAAGCAATGTGTTCAGCATGGGTATCTCGGTGCTCACACCTGAGCCAGCCAAACTTAAGGAATGGATCAACGGAGACTTTGAGACACTCTACGGAGCGCTGTCATGAAGATGTCCGAGTACGACAAGTGGGTCACAACCGAGCCAGCGTGGCGAACTGGCGAGGATGACTCAACATTCACACTTCAAGTCACAGTGCGCAAGCGCTCCGACTTGGATGAACCAACCAATGCTCCCGATGCAATTCGTCTCGTTGAGGCGCTGTTGACACTGGGGTCATTCATAGAGATCGTGGAGATCGTGGAGGTAGAGCAATGAGAAGTAGAGCAATGGAAAGCGACATCACACCATTGATGGATCAATCTGAATACGATCAGATTAAGTTATGGGCAACTGGGTACATCACTGGGCTAGTTGACAGAGATGTATTCCACGATGGATGGGATGAGTGGTACGCATACAGCAAAAATTGGGACATCAACTTTTACTCAAATGGTGAACCCGATGTAGTCCATGTCGTTGCGTACCCATACCTGAAGCACAGGTTGGAAACGGACACATCGCAGTGGTTACACATTGCAAACTTTAATTACAAAGGAAAAGAACTACCAATGGAGGAGACAGAGTGAAGGATTACACAGCCATCAACAGCAGAGTCACATGGGCGTTCAATGTGTACCTTGCGGTGCTCGTAACAGCATTTGTGTACTTCTTGTTTAATGAGTCTGCGGAGCGTATGGATTCATATGTCTGCAATACGAGACAGCACACCGTGTCATACGGAGAGACCCTATGGGAGATCGCTCAGAGCAACTGCTCGGGCAACATAGAGTCCGCCGTCAATGACCTAGTAGAGACCTACGGGTCAACCATCCAAAACGGGCAGGTCATTGACCTTCCCACAAAATAAGAACAGAAGTTGTTATTCCCGTACCACGGTGATAGTTTTATTGCCGTGGTACAAGAAGTCAAATAAACCAATTAACCAACAAGGAGATAGACATGTCAAAAGAAACCAGCCAGTGGCTCAACCAGAATGTTCTGGTGGGCTTTACATCCAAGCGTGGAAACGCATGGCACTACAAAGCAACCGATCAGGGCATTGAGCCAAACCATTACGAGCAGGCGATCCCTGTTGAAGATGTGCGCAGGCGCTTGTTCAACTGGCAGGCTGTTGAAGCACCAGTGTTCGTTCAAGTCCCTGACAACGCTGGAGTCAATCGTTACATTGAGCAGACCGACCGCAAGGCAATCGTGCGCAACGACACCTACGACACCCTCGGAATGTTCAAGGACTCGTATCAGATCCACCAGTACAACGAGTGGTTGATCGGAACCGTCAGCAACATCATTGATGACAGCAACCTTCAGATCGGCTCTGCGGGCTTGCTCCGCAACGGTGGTGTGGCTTGGGTCAGCATTGAAATGCCTGAGACAGTTCAGACCAAGGCGGGCTTTGAGTTCCGCCCTCACCTACTCGGAACTACGAGCCACAACGGCACACTTGCCACCACCTTCAAGCGCACAGTCACTGCGGTGGTCTGCGACAACACGCTTGCTGGAGCACTTGGTGAGAGTGGATCAGAGTTCAAGACCCGCCACAGCAAGTTCAGCAATGGACGCATCCAAGACATCCGTGATGCTCTCGGAATCATCCACACCATGGCAGACGAAGTCAGCCTTGAGATTGAGCGCTTGTCATCATTGACAGTCACCCAGTCTGAATGGGACGCCATCGTGGAGCGCTTGGTGCCAGTAAGTATTGGTGACGATGCTCGCCCACAAGCCGTGAGCCGTGCTCAGAACAAGCAAGAGTTGATCCGTCACCTCTACAAGAATGACCCACGCTGTGCCCCATGGGTTGGAACGGGTCTCGGAGTGTTGCAGGCATTCAACACATGGACTCACCACTTCAGTGGCAAGGACGAATCCCGTGTGGAGCGCAACGCAATGAATGCACTTAACGGCAAGACCGATGAGTTTGACCGTCAGGTGCTTCGCATCATGAATGACGTGGTGCTGGTATGACCGAAGCGGTGGTGGGGGAGAAATCCCCCACCTCTGTTTTAGACATGGACATCACACCGCTTCCGTTCCCCGAAGTAAACGCTAAGTGGAGACTACAAGCCAAGTGCAGAGAAGAAGATTCATCAATGTGGTTCGCCAGTAAGCCAAAGGGCATTAACAACTCATCCGCTAGAGGGAAGACTGTTAACAGCCGTAGGAAGCGTGCACAACGAATCTGTGGTTCATGCCCAGTGCAATACGAATGCCTGCGCTATGCCGTTCTGAATGACTTCAGAGATGGTATATGGGCTGGTTATGAAATGGATGACCTCAAGCCGACAGAGCGTGAGGTATTACGACAGCGTGTTGAACGCAAAGAACGAAAGTTAAGTAAGACTGTCAATAAGTGAATTGAGGCGGTGTGCTCCGAGGCTGATGTCTCGTGAGCGCACTGCTTCTCTTAAAGCCTCTCCCTCGTCTGCTCGCCTGACTGGATCCTTGAGATCCTTCAGATGCTTGAGCCACTGCGATGGTTTACTCGCAGTACGACCAACACCCCACTCTTTACGCAAACTCTCATACGCCGACAGCGATGAACCAATCCATGGAATCCCCGAAGCGGAGTACTCCAACAATTTGATGTCGCTCTTGGCGTGGTTAAACGGCGTGTCACGCAATGGTGCAATCCCGACATCCATGGTCAACAGCGATGGATACAGCAAAGCATCAACCGCACCTAGAGTCTTTACTTGATCATCGTGAAGCCCAAGAAGGCTGGCTACCGATGGAGCGTTTAGATGATTACCACTGTGCTGAAAGGTGATGTCACCATTAGCCAATAGTGGGTTAATAATCCCACGCATAACTTCCAAGTCACTTGAGCGATGGCTCGTGGCACCAACCCAACCAACTACAGGAACAGAACTATCAGTGTGCACATGCGGTGTAAACCGTTCTATGTCCACGGTGTTCTCCAGTATAAGAATTGGGCAATGCACGAAGGACTTGATGCGGTCAGCAAGATACTTGGTGGAGACTGTTACTAGCGTGCTGGACGACATTACCTTCTTGTAGTGATCTCGGTTCTCTTTTGGGTTTGTCTTTGGGTGTGAAGACATGAAAGCATCATTAGACGGATCAAGCCCCCAGTACCAGTCATCCAAGTCATTCACGATCACTTGACCGATAGCACGAGCCTTGAGGATGTGATCGGCAAGCGTTGCGTGCATGAGTCGTTGCATGATCACCATGTCCACAGCATGCAGAATGTCATCAGCGTCACGAATACAGAAGCGGTCTGTTTGCCATGTGAGCGTTCCCGTGATGGTGACATGCTCTAGGCGATCCACATACTGACCTAGGCGTGCCCATCCTGAGCCACCCCAGTGTTCTTTGTTGTCTTGTGCTCGCTTGGCGTCAATGTAGTCACCGCTGGCAATACCTACTCTCACTTTTTCTCCACCATTTCAACTGTGAGGCTGGTGTGTTTCTCAGGGTTGGTGCATGTTGGTGGTACCGAAGGCTTTACATATACGGTGAGTACTTTTCCGCACTGTGGGCATTCGTAGTGGCGCTTCTCGCTCATTGCTGTGCCACCTTCCATGGACGCCACTCAGCAAGGAACGCCTGAATGTCACGCTTGTCCCAAATGGGTGTTGATGCTAGGTGAGCGATTGGTTGTGGGAACTTCTTCTGCTTACGCAGTGCATGGATTCGCTGTTTGGTTACTCCAAGTATTACAGCGATCTCGCTAGTGCCTGCTAAGTGTTCGGGTTGTAGTTGATTTGTCATGTTTACATCCTACCGTGTTGTGTACGTTGTTGCTACAGGCTCCAGTGCCGTAGTCCGCCGTTTTCGTAGAGATACTTCGCTACCGACAGGTTGCAGTCCACATTGAATAATCCTTTTATTTCTGTTCCGCATATGTTCCTCGTGACTGTCCGCCATGAGGAATTAATCTGAACGAGACCGAGGTCTTGTGAGCCGTTGCGGTTGAGTGTGGTGTTGTGTGCTGAAACTGAGCAACGGGACTCACGCCAACTTATATACGAAAACGTAACGACTGGCAGTTTGTACTCACGAAACTTTGCTTCCCACTTAGGGCATCGCTTCGTTGGATCTTTCGGTATTCCTTTAGGCACTGCCATCTCTTCGGGTGCCAATTCCTTTGCATTTATTACCTCAAGTGATACCGATTGCACTAGAGGGGTTACTTGTATTGCTGTTACTTCGGGCGTTGGTGATTGTGAAGAGATCCCGAGTACCAATGTCATTATTGAGTACAGGGCTGTCCCCACTACTACTAGCGTGCGATCTAACAATAGATTCTCCTTGATAGGTGGATAAAGCAAAACGCCCACAGGATTCTGTAAAGAACTCTATGGGCGTTACCCTTCTAGTTTACAGGTGTTAAGACTGAATCAACCTAAACTTAAGCATCTCTAAATCAATCTCTTTTGCACCCATTTTAGGAATCTCTTCAATATTTATTTTATTAATCTCTGCTGACTCCGCAGTCTCACATTCAGGGCAACGACAACCTTGCCTATAACGCACCCATGTACCATGCTGGCGCATCACGCTGGCTTTAGGATGCTCTACAGTAAGCGCTGTGCGCTCTTGTGGCGTCAGACCGCCCCACATTCCCCACTTCTCTTCCACTCCATCGTCTAGACATTCTTTCCAGACTGGGCACTGGTGACATACTGCTCTAGAGATTATGTAGTAATTCTCTGGAACGTCAGTGTCTAGTGGCGGGTACCAAAGATCAATGGCTCGGTCTTTGCAGAGTGCGTCAACACGCCAGTCTTCTGCGAACTGTGGCAATTAAAACTCTTCCGTTGGAACTTCATCGTGAATGCGCTTGTCACGAATCGGACGAATAGTGTTTTCAATAGCAGTATAGATTGCTGTACTCATGCGCTCTACCTGCTCATTCATCTTCTCAATCTGTCCAAGAAGAGAAACAACCTCACCTGCTAGGCGCTTGTTGTCTACTGCCAACTGAAGGATGTTGTCCCAGTTATCTAGCAAGATCTCCGCCATGGACAACTCAGCCTGAGCAGAGAACTCTTCCAATGTAGGTGTTGTTTCTTGCTTTACTATCTGTGGAATCATGCTGAGGGCATAAGACATACGCTTGCGCTCACGCTCTAACTCCTGTTGCATCGTCCAATGGTTTGGCTCACTTGGATTAAAAATGTAACGGGGATCTTTTTTTGACATCCATTCATTGTAATAGTCGTTGTTGTTGTACATCACTTAAGACCCTCTTCCTGCACTTCGCAATCCCAACCACATGCGCCGTAACCAATAGCGTCAGTCCAGTGGTCACGCTTCTCAGGAGTCCAAGAGAGGCGGGCGATCTTAAGGAGCATCATCATGACAGCCACATCATGTGGTTTGATCTGTACCTCTTGACGGCGGTCAATGATGCGCCGAAGGTATGTGCTCCACAGGTCTCCTGTAGTGGCAAAGTCATCAATGGGATCGCCGTAGTCGGCGTCACGAACACCGTTTACTAGGTGATCGGCTTCCGCCAAGATGTTGGTACGGTTGGTGGGGTTACTAGTCATGGTGCACCTCGCTGTTATGTTGCGGGAATTATATAGGTGCGTGAGCGGTCTTGTCAATTATCTTCGGATAGATCCAAGATATCTGAGTACATGGAATTGGTCGCATTTGGTCCCATTCCGCCACCTTCTAGCATGCGATTTGATTCTCCAGCCTTGGCTCCAAATAATCTAGATAAAACTCCGCTGGATCCTCGTGCTTCCATCTCTAAACGGATGGTGTCACGGGTGTCTGAGATGTTCTTGAAGCGATCAATCAAATTGAACAAGCGATCCATTTCGTTGGACAACGCTGGGTCAAGACCCTGACCTTCCAGTTCTTCTGCAAAGCGAGCGAACATCACACGACCTACTTGCATCTCCAACAATGCACGCATCGCCGCCTGTAACTGATCCTTTGTACGGATCTCAATCGGCAAGTTAAATGCACATTCTGTGTTTTCTTTAAATGAAGGACATCTACTGCTCAAATAGCAATTATTGCATTGGCGTAAAGGGTTCGCATTGTAACGAATTACATTCACTTTTTCAGGGTCAATTTCTATTGATTCCCCTTGCCCATCAACGGTTTGCGAGCCAAATGAGGTCATCGTCTCTATGCCCATTACTGGTAGCAATACACGGTCACTCTCGTGCCGCTTGTTTGGGACGTTGATAGCAATAGATGACCCCCCTGAAACCGCTAAAGTGGGGGTATGTGGTTTAGGGTCAATAGCAATTATTGACCCATCCTCGGTGCTACTGATCTCTTGTTCGTCATCGTCATTCATAGGGTCATAGCCCCCAAAAGTATGGGTCTCCCACTGGCGCCATGAGGCGATAGCAAGGGTACCGATTGCGGATACATTGTCATCCATTACAGCATCAAAATCAATACCGAGTCGGATGATGTCCGCTCGGTGCTTCTTTCGTGAGGACTCTTT